TTACGAAAGCAAAGGGCACAAAGACGTATGGCAACAGCTAGTTTGGTTGCAATGGCTACTTTTACTATTGCTATGTTTTTGGTCGATATCGAAAGAGTTAAAGCACTTGCCGATATTAGTAATCTTTTTTATATCACAGGTGGCGGCATTGTGTCTGTATATATGGGTGCATCAGCCTTTATGAGTAGGAATGGTAAATGAAACCTGCTTTTTTGCTCATGTGTTATTTAGCGGGAAATCCTGCAGGTACGTTGCATTTTCAGTCAGTAAAGACAGCCGACTATTTTAAGTCATACTTAGATGGTCAAACTGTTGTGATTGGGCAAGAGCAAAAACAGTATGATTGTTTTGTAAAGTTGGTTAAAGTCAATAAAGAAATGAGATTATGGTAATGTTTAATACAATGATTATAGAAAACTTTTTTGACAATTTTGAATTATTACAGCCAGAATTAAAGAAAATACCATTATATAGTCAAGCAGATTATCCTGAAAAAAAGGCAGACGAAGAATGGCCGGGCAAAAGAAGTGAGGCTTTGTTTCTAACAAATAAATTTTTATTTCAATTAATTATTAAAGAATTAAGAGCAAAAAGCCAAAATGAACTATTATCAAGAAATCAATTTAATATGCATGCTCATTTACATCTACGATTAAATGAAGATAATCAAAAAGATTTTATACATACAGATGTTTGTGACTTAACAATGATTGTATATTTATCAGAAACAAATTTAAAATCTGGCACAGCAATTTATAATGATAAAAATGAAGAAACACAATCTGCAAAATTTGTACAAAATACTGCATTTTTGTTTGCAGGCAAACAATTACATGGTTCAATATTAAATTATGGTGATAATATTGATAATGGAAGATTAACATTAAATTGTTTTATAAAGTTTTGAGGTAAACATATGATACAAGCATTAATAGGTCCTGCAACTAAACTATTAGGTAAGTTCATAGAGGACAAAGACACTAAGAATAAAATTGCTTTTGAGTTAAGTACAATGGCAGAGAAACATGCTCAACAACTTGCTATGGCTCAAATAGAAGTCAACAAAGCTGAAGCACAATCTGGCTCAATATTTAAAGGTGGGTGGCGGCCTGCAGTTGGTTGGATATGTGCGATTGCGTTTGCCTATCATTTTATAATTAAAGATTTAATAATGTTTATTTGTGGAGTTGCAGGCTTAGAATTACCAGATTTGCCTGAATTTGATATGGGTACACTTTTAACTGTTCTTGGTGGCATGTTAGGAATTGGTGGATTGCGGACATATGAGAAGCAGAAGGGATTAACAAAATGAAATTTGATGATAAAATTATTTGTGATAGGTGCAAAGTTGCAATGAAAAAGGTAGAATTAAAAGACGTATATAAATGTCCAGTATGCAATGTAATAGAGAATAGGAGATTATCAAAATGAATTTAAAACCAGTAGATTTAGATGTTTTAAGAAAAGAGATTACTGATGATGAAGGCTGTAAATATGAAATATATTTAGACCATTTAGGATTGCCCACTTGCGGGATTGGTCATCTCATAAAAGAAAGTGATGAAGAATATGGCAAACCAGTTGGCACAAAGGTAAGTGAAGAAAGAGTAAAACAATTATTTGATGAAGATATAAAGGTTACTTTAGAAGAATGCCAAGATTTATTTACCACAGATGTTAGTGCTTGGGAGGGATTGCCTGAAGAAGCACAATTGGTATTGGCAAATATGATGTTTAACATGGGAAAGCCGCGTTTAAGCAAATTTGTTAAGTTGCGAAAGGCTCTAGAAGATTTTGATTATGGTGAAGCATCAACTCAAATGAAAGACAGTAAATGGTACACACAAGTAACAAATCGGGCAGATAGATTAGTTAAAAGAATGAAAGCTTTAGAAGTGACAGAGTAAATGCCTTTAAAATTAGTACAAATACAACCCGGTGTTGTTAAAGACATAACTGATTATTCTGCAGGTAAAGATGGACCATTTTATGTGGACAGCAACCTTGTAAGATTTAAAAATGGTTTTCCAGAAAAACTTGGAGGATGGCAAAAAGAGTCATTTCATTATTCAGTAGACCCAAGCACTTCTGTTGCAGTACAAGGCAAACCAAAGAAAGCTATATACTGGAGAGGCTTTGATAGTATTGATAGAATTGCAGTAGGCACAACAAGTCATTTATATCTAATAAAAGAAAATGTATTGCATGATATCACACCACTTAGAAAAACATCTTCTAATTTATCTAACCCATTAACGACAGCAAGTGGTGATGCCACTATTACTGTTGCTGATACAGGTCATGGTGCAGAAACAGGAGATTTTGTAGTTATAGATAGTGCAAGTGCAATAGGTGGTATTACAGCAGGTGCATTAAATAGACCAGAGGGTTACCAGATTACAAAGATAGATGCCAACTCATATAGTATTGAATCAGCTACTACTGCATCAAGCACAGTATCTGGTGGTGGCGGAACATTAAATATAAAATATCTTATTGGTGCAAGTGATAATATGGGTATTGAAAGTGCTGACCCTGCAACTGGTTGGGGTGTGGGTACTTGGAACGCAGGTACATGGAATACACCTAGAACTATAGCGTCAAACAGCTTGGTATTTGATGCAACAAGATGGTCACTAAATTTATGGGGTGACGATTTATTGGCAAACAACAGGAATGGTCAACTATATTATTGGGAAAGAACAGGTGGTGAAGGGGTTAGGGCAGTTCTGGTATCTTCGTTAGCAGGTGCTTCAGGTGTTCCAACACAAAATAGAATTACAAGTGTATCTTTTCCAGATAGACATGTTATTTCTGCAGGCACAATCAATGCTGTAGATAATCAATTTGACCCTATGTTAATTAGATTTTCAGACCAAGAAGATTTTACAAATTTTACTGTAACTGCAACAAATACTGCAGGAGACCAACGACTTGAGGTTGGTAGTAAAATTATATCTGTCACACCATCAAAAGATGAAACATTAATACAAACAGATGAAGCTATATATGGCATGACCTTTGTTGGTCCACCATTTACATTTTCATTTAGGTTGTTGGCAGTTAATTGTGGTGCAGTTGCACAAGAGGGAACTATTGTAGTAGATGCTAGAGCCTACTGGATGGGTCAAAGTAACTTTTTTATATATAATGGTGCTGTTCAAAAATTACCATGTCCTGTGCAACACTTTGTTTTTGATAGATTAAATGCTGATTTTATAGATAAAACACATGTTGGACAAAATAAAAAATTTAATGAAATAACATGGTTTTATGTAAGCACAGCAAATACTACAACACAGCATCCAGAGCCAGACAGTTATGTAACATATAATTATGCAGAAAATGTTTGGACAGTTGGAGAGTTAGACAGAAATACATGGACAGATGCTAAAGGTTTTAGAACTGAGCCATTTGCTTTTGATGCTGATGGTCATTTGTATGTACATGAAGTTGGTACTAATGCTGATGGTGATGCAATGAGTTGTCATATAGAAAGTGCAGAGATAGAAGTAGACGCAGATGGCTCAAGACAATTTCTTATAGATAGAATAGTACCAGATGTAAGAATGTCTGGCAGTACAACACTAGCAGTTAAATTTAAATCAAGAAAATACCCTAATGCACCAGAAATAACAAAAGGACCATTCAATGTTGTCCAGAACACAGAAAAAATTAGCACAAGGGTTAAGGGCAGGCAGATTGCTATAAGATATGAAAGCTCTGGTATAGATGACGAATGGGCTTTAGGTGACTTTAGAATTAATGCACAGGTAGATAGTGTTAGATGATAAGATTGCCACAACCACCACAAATGATTGGTGTTCCAGCAACACCAGAACAATATGCACAAAAATTTATTGAAATACAGACGTATTTACAAAATTTAGTTACATCATTAGAGATACAACAAAATAAAAAAGAGTTTGAAACTGATGCTACAAATACAACATCAGAAGATGAGGCTACAGCAAAAGCATTTTTCTTTGATGGTAATTCTACAGCAGAAGAAGCAGATTTATCTAACCTCAATGCCAGTAATTTAACAAGTGGCACAATACCAAATGCAAGGTTTCCTGCAACTTTACCTGCACTTGATGGTTCAAATCTTACATCTTTAAATGCTAGTAACCTTGGAAGTGGTACTGTTCCTAGTGCAAGAATAAGTGGTACATATGGTAATATTACAGGTGTAGGTACATTAACTAATTTTACATCTCAAGGAATAAATGATGATGCAAATGCAACTGCAATAACTATTGATGCAAATGAAAATGTAGGTATTAACAATACAAATCCAGACCAATATGTAACTACCAGTAAAGTTGTTGCTATTCAAGGTACAGCAAATCAAACTGGTTCTGCATCATTACACATGAATGGTAATACTGATGGTTCAAATTATTATAATACACAAGTATTTTCTATAGATGGTGTTGGTTCAGCCATAGAGATTACAAGATTTACTGGAACTGGTGCTAATGGTTTTCGTGCATATTTTAAAATTATAGCAACTGGTCATACTGGTGCTGTTGGTAATGGCATAAACATAAAAGAAATTTATTATGATGGTGGTGTTACAAGTGCAGTACAAATTTCATCTTATGTAGCAAATTTTGCACCAGTTATTTCTTATAATACCTCGACCACAAATACAATTATTATATCATTATCATCATCAAATGGTTCTAGTCCTTTTAAAGGTGTTATGAAAGTAGAGGCAATGATACCATTAGATTTTTCAAATAGCACATGGACAGTTTCATAGGAAGTAATATGTCAGATTATAATGCAGAAAAAGATATATCAACATATAACAAAAAATTAAATGAATGTTTATCAAACAGATTAAATGCTTATCAAACAGAATTAGGTAATTGGCAAGAACAATTAGACATGATTTATCACGATATAGATGCTTGGAAGTCAAAGGTTCTAGCTATAAAAAATAAATATCCAAAACCAGAGGAATAAAATATGGCTAATAATTTTAAAAATGCAAAGGTTGATTTAAGCACAACAAACAATACAACAATATATACATGTCCTAGTGCCACACAAACAGTTATTAAAAGTATTTTAGTCAATGATGATAGTGGTAGTGGTGATACAATCAATTTTACACTTACTAGTGGTGCAAATGTTTTTTCTATATATAAAAGTAAATCTGTATCTGCTAATGAAACTGTTGAATTATTATCACAACCACTTATAATACAAGAAAGTGAGATATTGAAAGCTCAGGCAACAAATGCTAATAGATTACATGTAATCGTTAGTTTACTGGAGATAAGTTAAATGGCAGAGCCTAATGGAGCATTAGACAATCTTTTAACATTAGATGAAACTAATGATGAAGAAAAAGATAATAATCTATTTAAATATGGTGTATATCAGATAGCTACGCAAAAGCCTGATGAAAATTTAAATATACAAAAAATATATGGCACTTCTGCTATGCCTATATTTGAATGGGTCAAGACCATACAAACAGGTGAAAGAACATATAATCCTAATAACCCTTCAGATGTATCACTTTTAAATCAATATGATGATTTAACAAAAAATCAAGGTGTGCCTGAAGGATACTTGACACCAGAGCAAATAGAAGCTGAATTAATAAAAGATGCCACTAGAACTTTAGGTTCGACTGTAGGAACAAATGTAGGTATGGCTCTAGGTGACCCTATGTTACAAGCGGCAGGATTTGATTTTGGTCAAAAGGTATCAGAAGGTTTAAAATCAAGTATTGGTTTTGGGTTGCCTGATACATCTGTAAGTTCTTTAACAAATGACCAAATAAAAATACTAAAGGCAAATCCAGACGCTATATATGACCCAAAAATAGCTACAAAAGAAACTGCTGATTTATTTAAATTAGGTGATGTGTATGACCAAGGTAAGAAAATTGATTTAGGAGGTGGCAAGAGTGCCTTTCAAATGGGAACAGGTGATGTGACATTTGACACAGTAGAAGGTAAATTTGTAGGTGGTCAAACGAGTTCAGATAGAACTATTCAAGGATTAAAGCCAGAAACTCAAAAATTATATGAACAAAAGTCTAATTTTGGTACAGGTTCAGTTGGTTCTAAAGATGTAGCAGAAAGAGGTATAACAGAAAGAATAGGGGATAGATTTGCAGATAGTCGATATCAAACAGCAGGTTATGTTTCTGCAGGTATTGATTTTGGTGTTAGGCTAGTTCAAGGAGAAGACCCTATGGAAGCGGCTAAAAGTGCGGCTGATACTGGATTAGGAACATATATTGGTGGTTCATTAGGTGGACCAGTTGGTGCTGTTATAGGTGCAACAGTAGTGCCAAAAGTTTTTGGCAGGGTTATATGTAATGAATTAAGAAGGCAAAACTTAATGAAACCTTCAGATGTTACTGCAGATTTAGATTTTACAGTTAAGTATTTAACACCAAGACATATCAAAGGTTATCAATTTTGGGCAGTATGGGTAGTTTTAAAATTAAGAGAAGGTAAAATGGTTAAGTTTTGGCATCACATTGCTCAACATAGATGTAATGAAATCAAATACATATTAGGAAAATCTGATAAACCAGATTACCTTGGTAAACTATATAGACATATATTTGAGCCAATTTGTTATGTAATTGGAATATTTGCAAAAAAGAGAGATATATCATTTTTATGGAAAAAAGGAGAAAAACATGGCACTTGAAGACATGGGCATAAACATGCCAGAGCAAGCTAAAGAAAGACTTGCACAGCCATCAGAACAGATGAAAGTTGTTTTAATGGCAAGATTAGCAGAGATGTCACCAGAAGAATTACAAGCTCTGGACAAGGCTATTACACCAGATGTTATGAATGTAATAATGAAACTTTTACCTGAACTTGGAGCACTAATACAGCAAGTTATGGAAAATTCTGAGCAAGATATGCCACAGGAGGAAATGCCAAGACAGGCTATGGAACAGGATGAAATGCCTCAAGAAGACATGGCTATGGCAGAGGAGAGAATGCCAGAAGAAGATATGGGTGCTTTGGCAAACATGACATGATAGTTAGAAAAGCAACATTGCTAGATACATCAGCAATAATTTTTTTACTACAAATGATGCATAAGGAGACAGAAATAGAAACACCAAAAATAAATACAGCAAAAATGTTAGATAAAATTAACATGTTGTTACATAAAGGTGTTGTCTTGGTTGCAGAGAAAGATAAAAAAGTTGTTGGTACGATTGGTGGACAGGTTTCACAAGATTGGTGGTCTGATGAAAACTATATTGCTGACGCATGGTATTATGTAGCAAAGGACTATCGAAAAAGTATTATTGGTAAAAAATTACTTCAAGACTTTATAAAAATAGCAAAAGAAGCTAATATGAAACTAAGATTAGGACATGTTTTTTCTGGAGATATAAAAAGAAAAGATAAATTTTTTGAAAGGATGGGCTTTGTGAGAGCAGGTTCAGTATATATGGAGGCTTAAATGGGTGGGTTGTGTACAGCATCAGCAACAGAATTACCTAGTTATTCAGAGACAGTTCAAGGCACTACCTTACCTGCTTTTGTAGCGGCAGGGGGTAAGGAGTTATATGAACAAGCTAGAGAATTAGCAAAAAGTGAGTTCCCTAAATTTGAAGGGCAGAGAGTAGCCACATATGGAACAACTGCAGATGGAACACCACAAAGATTTACAGATAGAGAAGTAGAAGGACTAAATCTTTTAGCTAATAACACAGGTTTTGAAGATGTTATTGATGATGCAACAACAATGGCAGGCACATTAGGTCAAGGATTTGAAGGAACAGGACCTTTTACTGCAGATACTGTCAATCAATATATGGATACCTTTCAAACATCTATTGACCCTGCAATAGAGCAACTTGAGAGAGATAGACAGCTAAGGCAAAATCAAAATAGAGCAGACGCACTCAGAGCAGGAGCTTTTGGTGGCTCAAGGCTTGGTGTTAGAGAAGCTATGACAGATGCAGAAATATCTAGGGCAGGTGCAGATTTAAGAAGACAAGCAGGTAGAGATGCACTTAATTTTGCCTCACAAAGATTTGATGCAGACAGAGCAGGTGCTAGAGCAGATTTTGAAACAGATGAAGCATCAAGATTAAGAGCAACAGAGACATTGTCTCAGTTAGCCCCACTTACTCAGTCTTTAACAGAACAGCAAGCTAGTGGACTTTTGACTGCAGGAGAGGCAGAAAGAAATCTTGACCAACAAGCTCTTGATTTAGCCTATCAAGATTTTTTAGCACAAAAGCAATTTCCATTTGAAATGGTGAATTTTGCATTGGGTGCTCTTCAAGGAATACCATATGAAACCTTAACCAGACAGCAGGCAAGTGGTAATCAATTTATGCAACAGCCAAGTATTTATGGTCAAACTATTGGTGGCTTAGGGTCACTAGCGGCACTATATAAGATATTAGGAACTTAAATGGCAACTAGAGATGAAATAATTAAATTAGCTTTAGGTGCATCAGGCTCAGGCACACAAGATTTATCTGGTGGTGCGTTACAAAATTTAATCTTATCACGAATTGCTAAACCAAGAAATGAAGAAAGAGATAAGGCTTTTGCCTTGTTGTCAGCTTTTACAAAGATTGGAGAAGAGTCAAGCAAGCCCGGTGCAACAGCAGTAGGTGCAGGATTCGCAGGTCTCAGAGAGGGTGTTAAAGATTATATAGCAAGTGAGCAAAGACAAGACAAAAAAGACTTGCAAAATATTACTTTATTATCATCAGTTCAAAAACTAGGAAATGTAGCTAGAAAGCCATTTGAATTACAAAAAGATGACGCATCATTTGCACAGTTTGGAGGTCAAAAAAAATATGATGTTATTTATTTAAGTAACTCAGAGTTAAATGCCTTACCTCCTGCTAAAAGAACTAATATTCTTCCATATGTAAAGCCAGAAACTAAAACAACAATTAATAATGTTGGTGATGAAATTTATATTACTGGTCCATTAAAAGGTCAAAAAGTTCTTGATAGTACAGGGCTAACCACAGCAGATGCCTATGTTGATAAAATTAATATAAACGATAAAGAAGAAGAAGTTGTTATAGATAATGATAATGTTACAGGCACAGTTCAGAAGGGATTAAAAATAACCTTAGATGAATTAAAAGCCTTGCCACCAATGAATAAGCTACAAAATGAAAATTTTTTTAAAGTGCAAAACAACTATAATAAAGATAAATTTGTAGAAAGATATAATGAAATATTACCAAATATAGAGAATATAATTACAGCTTATGACAAAGCCTATACCTTAGACAAGCCCGGTGCCGCGGATATTTCCTTGATTTTTTCTTATATGAAAATGCTAGACCCCGGTAGTGTGGTAAGAGAGGGTGAGTTCTTAGTTGCAAGAAAAACTGGTGGTCCTGCTGATTTTTTAATTTCTTACCTTCACAGGTTAAAAGATGGTAGCATTTTAACAGATGGTGTTAGAAGGTCATTTAGAGATATGGCATTAGGTTTATATGACAATGCAAAGAAAAATTTAAATACTTCAAATGAAAAGGTTTTAAAACAAATAACTGGTGTTTTTAAAATTCCTGAAGGATATGGAAAATCTATATTAATCAATCCTGTAGAATTTAGTAGCAAAGTTAGAGCTAAAAATTTTAAAGTAAGACTGCCAAAAACAATAAGTAAAGAGACACTAAAAGAACAGTTTATAAATAATAACGCTACTTTAGATGATATTAATTACATGTTAAAAGCAGACAATGTTAAAGATAATGACCAAGTAAAAACAATAATTAGTCAGATACTTACTGAGATTCAACAAAATAAATTTAAATTAGTGCCTTTACCAGTAAACCTTAACCCTGTGAAGATAAAACAAAAATGAGTGAATTAGATAAAAAAATAAATGACCAGTTAACAGAATTGTATACTAAAAATTATGCAAACAAAGAAACAGGTCTTACAATGATGGACAGAGTTCAACTTATTGCAGATGGAGCATTGATGGGTTGGTCAGATGAAGCTTACGCAAGGTTAGCATCATTGGTCCAAGACAGACCCTATGAAGAAATAGTTAGGGATATAAGAATTGGTTTAGAACAGGCAAAACAAAAAGATGGTTCATTTAAATATCAACTAGGAGGTGCTTTTTTACCTGTACTGGTTACCTTGCCTTTTAGTGGTGCAACTGCACCATTATCTTTTGGTAGATTAGCTGTGTATGGTGGTGTTTCAGGATTAACTACTGCTATAGGTGACCAACCTAGTTTTGGTGATATGAACCCAGTAGAGATAGGTATTGAAACTACAATCAGCACAGTTGCAAGCCCAACTTTAGCAAAAGCTGTTAATTTAGGTGGCACAGCAATAAAAAAAGCGTTTGAGAAGTCTGGTGGTCTTAGCAAAAAAGTTGAAGACAAACTTATGGAAATTGCTGAGGCATCTAATGTTAGTAAAGAATCTCTTATACAAGCAGTTTTAGAAGGCAAGACTATACCAGAAATAAGTGACCAAATGGCTATAAATATTAGAACTGTTTATGCCAAAGCACCAAAGGCAGGAGCAATTATTTCAGAGAGCATTGAAAAAAGAGTTCAAGAAAAACCTGATGTAGCCATATCTCAAATTCAAAAAGGATTATCAAAAGGTGCACCAGAGGGCAATGTTTTAGAGGCATTTACAATGAGTGAAAAAGCCTTAATAAAAGCAGAAAGTAATGCGTACAAAAAGGTTTTTGAAAAGTTTAAAGATTTAAATAATCCAGAAGTTGATAATTTAGTATTAAGCATAGTCAACAGGATAAACCCAAAGCAATTAACAAAAGATATTAATTTAATAAACACAATGAAAGGCTTACCATCAGTCTTCAAAAAAAATAAAGATGGTTCATTTGAATTAAATAGAAGCCTATCTTTAGAAGAGGCAGAAAATGCCTATAGAGTAATAAGAGATTTAGGTGAAGGTCTAGCTAAAAAAGATGGTAAATTTAGTGTTGCAAGTGGTGTAAAAGAATTAGCTAATGAATTGAAAAATAAATTAGATGAAGTATCTCCAGACTTAAAAGCAACAAGAGCTAATTATAGAACAATAAAAGAATCTAGGGTCGAGTTTGATGAAGGCTCAAAATTATTAGGAAATACACCTGATAAAGTTGATGTGTTGATAAATCAAAAAATTACACAATTACAAAATCAACCTGAGCTTTTTCAAGCATTTAAAGAAGGAGTTGCCAACAACATTAGAGCCAAAATAGCTCAAAGAGGTGGCAAGCCTGCAATACTTAGAAGAATAGCAAACCCAGATTCTCAAGAATACAAAGCTATGGAAAAACTTTTTTCAGGTGAAGAGTTTGAGACTTTGATAAGAAATGTTCGTATAGCTACAGGTGCTTTAGATGCAAGAAATACTATTAAAGGTAACTCTATCACAGCAACTGCTTTAGCCAGACAAGATGCAATCAAGCCTACAATATCTAAAACAGATGCATTACAGCTTGGTTTGGAAGCAACTAGTATGAACCCTTTTGCTATTATGAGGTTAGTAAAATTCTTTTTTCCAAACAAAGTTTCCAATTTAAGTGATGATGAAATGAAACAATTAGCACAACTTATTATTAACGAAGATGCTGAGTTGTTGCAAAATGCACTTACTAATATGGATGCGAGAAATAGATTACTAGGAATTGTAGATAGAAAAATAGCAAATCTACAAAAGTTAAGTGTAACACCAACATCCAGAACAGCGACAGAAGGTTTTGAGATTTCTCCACAAGGCTCTATGGAATTTGGATTTGGTGGAGATGAGAATCTCGCAAAGGAATTTTTATCAGGAACTTCTAAGGGCACACAAAATAAAATAATGCAATCAGTTAATAATTAATGTGGGGAGTTATACTAGATTATATGCCTAAGCCATCAGTTACAGAAGTAAAATCACAAATAGATACACACGAAGCCGTATGTGCAGAGAGATGGAAAGAAACAATTTTGCGAATCAAACGCATAGAACACATTATGATTGGAACTGCAGGAACAACAATCGTTCTTTTAATTGGTCTATTGGTGAGATAAATGGACCCGCTCACCATTGCAGGGGCTATTGGAATTGCTACAAAAGCTTTTACAGCTTTGAAAAGTGGCATTGCAGTTGGGAAAGATATACAAGATATGGCGGGAACGCTTGGAAAATGGATGTCTGCCGTATCAGATGTTGACCAAGCAGAGAAGCAAGCAAAAAACCCACCTTTATTTAAAAAGCTTATGTTTTCAGGTTCTATCGAACAACAAGCCATAGAAGCGTTTGCGGCTAAGAAAAAACTTGAACAACAAAGAGCAGAGCTAAAACAATTTTTAATTTTTACATACGGCATGTCAGCATGGAATGAGCTACTGGCTATGGAGGGAAAAATCCGTAAGGACAGGGCTGAGATGATTTATAAAAAGAAGGAAGCTATACAAAAATTCATAAATGTTATTGCTATTATTGTGCTTACCTTAACCATCTTTGGTTTTTTTGCATTACTAATTTATTTATGGAAAAACAAAAATTCATAAATGCCAAGACAAATAATTTTAGATATAGACGAACTAAAGAAGATGAAGCTCAATGAGAATCAACTTAAATTAGTTGTATATTTAATAGATTACTTTACAGAACGTGAAAAAAACAAACCCAGAGGTTTAATATCTCTTCGAGAAAAGTGTGAGTATTTGTTAGGTTATAGGTTAAAAACTTAAAACTGTGGCACACTTATCTCTATCCTTCATGTGCCTATGTGAGTGGTGGTGGGAGAAAAAAATGAATTTTTCTTATAGAGACCAAACCATCTTTACAAGATATAATTCAATCTTCAAATAGGTAGATTTTGTTAAATTATATCATTTTGTATTTAACATTATTAATCCATAAGCGTCAATGTAGTAATTTTATGATGGTCACTAATTACCATTCTAACTTCCTCTTCACTATCTGCCTTTATAATCAAGCCAACATATTCACCATGCCTAGGCATATCAGGCAAATTATCATATAATCTTATTTTTATGTAATATTCGTTTTCTGTCACTCTATCCTCCTTTTAGTTTGTATTGTAACAAATTGTGTGATACTGTTCTCAAGAAGCGTAAAAACTTCTTATTAATAAAAATTTGCATCTGAGAAGGGGAGTTTATAGCTCCCCTTTTCTTTAGTTTAGTTTTATCTTTGGTGCACATAAGACCTGCACAACTATAGGTACATACCTTCCATTTGCTTTTATTCTTCCATGATACATAACTGCTCTTAATCCTGCAGAATGACAATCCTGAATAGCGTTTACTGTTTCTTGTCTTGTCATTTGGAATATTTCCTTATCATGTATGAGTTTAGCATGTCCTTCTGGCAACTCTATCTTTTTGCCTTCAGGTATAACCCTTCCAATCATAACTTCTTTTTGTGGTTGGGTGCTACAAGCAGTAACACCCAATATTAATAATATGTATAAAAGTTTCATAATATCCTCCTAAACTTTTTCTAATTTTTTCCACTCAGCAGAGTTAATCATATCTACAACTGAACTCTGTCTGTCTTGCTCAACCATATACTTTTTGGTCTCATCCTTTTGAATATCATTAAGATGAGTAGACCATGCAGTTGCTGATTGATATGCACACCATAGAGAGCCTTTAGCACCTTTTCTGCCATAATCACCCTGACCATGAATTTGTGTGACTTCTTCGTTGTATAAACCCATAAGAACAGATAACTGCTTCTTATTGATTTGATTTACACCTGCTAACCTAGAACCTGCAGATAATTTTTGCTTGGCAATAGTTTTGCTAAACATATCTGCAACATAGTCATCTTCAACTTTAGTATCCCACCATCTGTTAAATCTTTCTGTTTCATCAGTAACAGATTTGACAGCAGATTGTATCTTCTTATTTGATTGCTCAATATCAAAAGACTTAGTGTGCTTACTAGCAGTATAAGCTAACTTTTGACCAGATACTAATGTATTGAAGCAAACATGATTTAACCAACCAAAAAATGCCTGAAACTTCCATTTACCATTGTAACTATTTCTGGCAACATATTTTAAAGATAAATCATGCTTACCAATTTTAGTATTATGGTCTTTGAAAACCACTTCCATTTTAGCCATTGCTCCATTCTCGAATGAATCCAATTTCATTTCTGCATTATTAAAAGAAATACCTGCTTGCTTTATTTTTTGTAAAGCACCATCAAAAGCATCAACATGATTAATAGGTCTGTACTTTGACTTGATAATACCTAAAGCATCATCAGTATCAGTCCTTACAATCTTCTGAGCCATTTCTCTAGGGATTGTAGGTATCTCTTTGATAGAGATAGGAAAATTTAATTTTTCCATTTCTTCTTTATAAAATTTTGTATCTAACATATTTGTCTCCTTTTTTTATTTATGATACAAGGAGAATGACCTGACATCCTCCGTTAGGTTAGGGGGAAGCATCATTATGATGCTTCCTTCACTTGTTTTGCAAACTTAACTCTTTTAAGAGTTGTTACAAAATATTCTCTTAAATCTTCAGTATAATCTTTTTTGTAACCACCAATCTCTGCTTCACAAAGAACTGTGTCACCTTCATCTAAAGAGTAAGCAAAATTTGATGTGCTAAATGTTATGTACTCATTATGGTTTGCGTCAACAAACTTAACGCATCTTGTGCTACCAAATCTGCTTTGAAAACTAAAAGCATCAGTTACACCTAAGTTAAGCTGAACTTTATCGCCTTTAGCACCAACCTTTTTAGATAATGGAAATATTTGAGTTTCTTTTTCAGCTACATAAGGGCATCTTTCATATGTATATGTATTTTTTTGCTCTGAAGTACCATCTCTTTTTATTTCATTTAGCTCCCACTCTTCTTGAATAACAAGTTTAGAATTGTCTTTATATTCCTCAAATATTGATTTCGCCTTAGCAACTGCTTTTTGGTAATCAGTTGAAAGATTAGCTACATGATGAGTTTTCTCAAAACAACCATATGACCTATACTCTGTAAAAGTAATGTAAAGGCAGAACATTTTGTTTTGTCTGCCACTACCTATTGAATAAACATTTGTCATAATTTTCTCCCGTTTTTATATATATAAAATTATATAATTATAAAAAACCATAAGTCAACACTTATTGTGTAATTATTTTAAGTTATAATCTTTTTCCACAATACCTAACTCTTTCTTGCCAACAACACAGTCTTTAACCCATGTTTTTTTGACCACAGAGCCGTTTTCATCACGAAAGTGTCTAAAGTGACCTCTTCTATCGTGTTGCCTCTTAGGGTTGCCTTTACCAACGAATTTAGACCTAATTACTTTTCTGACCTGATTGTTGGATAAATTAATGTCCAGAACTTTATATTCATTCCTAGGCACTCTTCTTCCAAGCTTAGTATGAACAATCTTACTATCAGGCTGAACCACTCTTTGCTCATGTAAGTTTTGATTGATGATTGAAAACAGAGATATCAAAAATCTGGCATCACCTTCACAACTTGTCATCCATTGCTCTTCATGGAAAGTCATTTCATCTTTACTATAGCCTTTTTCAAAATGACCTTTTGGTATTTGCCAATGCATAGCTGAAGATTGAGCAGGAGATATTCTATAGCATATTTCTTTGTAGCAATTCCACTCATGGTTATTGTCATAAGAAACTAGCTCCCTTGCTCTATCAATATTTATTTGCATGTTATTCCTAGTTTTAGTTTCAACATTATATTTCTTAAAAAACTTAGGAGGCATAAACTGCATTAAATACCAACCAGATAATAATTTAGAACCAACACCTAAACATTTTATTTTCATTGCATCTTCAGACATTTCATCAAGCCACTCTGGAGGAAACTCTTTGAGTTGCATCTGCTTTGCTATCTCATCTTTAAAACTTGGTGTGTGATTTCTAATTACTGCACACATGCTTGTTGTGTAAAATTTATTGATAAAAGCTTTATTAAAAGCATCAGCATCAAAAGATTTACTTGGGTCTTTCTTTGTCCTCTCATCAATAAAATACCATGATTCATATAAGTTATAATTATCTCCAATAGGGTCAGTAAAGTTTTTGATGTGATAGCCAAGCTTATCAGGATAATCATTAATATCAGATGGATATTCTCTATCAGGTCTTCCTTCCCAATATTTTTTTACATATTCCTGCCTAGCTAGTTCATCCCATTCAATCCAAACATTATCAAATGGCATATGTAAATTATCTAACATCTCCAACATAACTGATGGTTTTTGAGTTGAAATCTCATAAGCCTTTTCAACTATTGAATTAGTAATAACAAACTTCTTGGCATTAATTAGCTCAAGTTGCTTTTCTCTAATCTTGGCATCTGCAATAGACCCTCCTTGGTAGAGGGCTATTGCTCTTTTAGGCTGAGATAATCCTGAGATTATCTCTGAACATAAGATTGGTTTAGTCATTATACTTCTCCCAAAATTTATTATAAATCTCTATAATTACATCATTAAAACCACAATGACTTAGATTAGGACATCCAGAGTATTGCGATTTATAAAGCTCATAGGACTTGCCTATTGCCTCCTCAATGTGGTCAGAGTTGGCAACTATCTTTGGCACTTCTACATCAAGGAACTTATTACCTTGTTGCTCTAAAAAATTACTCATTCCCATTATTTACCTCCCTTGATAGTTTCACATAATTCTTGAATGTGCATTGGTGCAGTCTTTTCAAAAGCTTCCACAACCTCTTGCTTTTCATTGATGTGATGTTGAATGAAATTCTTTAAAGCTTCATCATGCAAAACACCAATACCTGCTTTGATTTGCTTTAAAATATTTATATCATTTATTAAATCGTTCATAATTTTCTCCCACGAAAAAGTTTTATATATATAAATATATAGTTACACAATTCGTGATGTCAAATTATTTTTTTATGTTTATAAATTTTTCTATAAAAAAATGGTCAGTATTCTCAAAATTTTTAAGAATATATTTTTCTGCTTGTCGTTCAGTTTTAAAAGTTATGGGTAATCCATCATCACCTTCTAACACCTGCTCTGCTTCATATCCTCTCTTGCTATCGACAACAAACAAATAAGTAAGTCTTTTTATTAAGTAAGGCATCATATTTTCATTGCACGAAAATTTGCATTCTGAGTTCTCCAGATTTCTATTTTAGCTAAAGCTGTTTCTCTAAAAAATTGATTCTTATAATGTTTTTCTGAAGCAATCTTAACTGCTTTTAAATGTTGAATATAATCCTCATGTGCTTCAGCTTCTCTAGTTTGTGCTGATATGGGCAAGTCACTATACTTTTGCATAAGTTTAGCTCTGAGTGGCTTTGTAAAAGCATTTAAATAATCTAAATTAGCTCTATCTTTTGCACATTCAACTGCACTCTTTTGTAACCAATCCATAGCTTTGTGAATATCATTTTCATTAACTATCTCCATCAGGCTCTCCATAATTAAAATTGTGCCAAAGCATTTGAGAAACACCACGACCATAATTCTCTGGTAAATTAAATAAAGTCCAGAACTTATCTTCATTACCATATTTATCATGTAAAAGTGCGTGATGTTTGTAACACAATGGCACACAGTTATTATCTCTGGCTCTCATTCCCATTCCTCTAAATCCATCCCAAGGTTTAAGAAGGTGATGTGCTTGAACACCACCTCCACAACTTGATGATACTGTATCTGAAGAATGAGACATAAGACAGCAATTATGTTTTGCAACATATTCCATAAATGGTTTGTTACTAGCTTGCTTCTTCTTGGATTTCTTCATGTCTTTGTTTTAACATGTAACAAGCAAATGTTTTGTTACCAAATGTTACAAACTCTGTAACAATATCCATACCCTCTTGTCTTAGCCTATGAATTACTGCACTAAGCCTGAAACAACCAAAAACATTCAAGGCATATAGAGGTGTAATTAAATTTAATCCCTCCAAATGTCTTTTTATGTTTTCATCTTGTGTAAGATTTTTTGCTTCAGGTGGAGCATCAGACTTACTACTGCTTGAGTGTGATTTAACATCTTTTAAAATTATATCTTTAATTTGCATCTATTCCTCCTTAAAATGGTATTTCATCAGTATCTAAATTTGATGTATCAATATCATTGTAAATACCTTTATCAGATGGGGTGTATTTATTTTTGTTACTATCAGGTTGAGCACTATCAAAAGCTCTTACTTTTAGGCTAGTGTAGTTATTTTTTTCTTCACCATTGCCATATTCTTCCTTCCAAGCTGAAATAGTATATCCACCATTATCAACAATATTATTAACAACACCTTTCGCATCTGGGTCTTTTTCTCCAGACTTCAAGTTATTTTTTTTGATTGTACCTATCTCACGATAAATACCAACCATACGTTCTCCATCTTTGTTAAACCTAGATATACCCACGATTCGCATCTCATTGCCATCAATGTTTAGTTTGCCTTGTTGTATAAGACTAAACTCAGGCTTGCCATCCTTTTTCTTAGGTATTGCCCACAAAACACCACTATTGGTATTGTTGTATGTTTTACTTTTGTCCATTTGTATTTTCCTTTCCACTAGCTAAATTACCATCATCATCCTGACCTAAACCATATATTGATTGTAGACCATATCTTTTGGCATAAGTTATTGCAGAACCCATTTTCTGTGGGTCATCTTTATCAGAGCCTTTTATAAGAACTGGAACTCTACATTCAACTACACCAAGAAGAATATGATTTACTACAGTTCTAACCCAAATATCTCTTTCAAGAACTTGAGCAGTTGTAATTGATTTAGTTCCATCTTTCATAATGTCTTCTCTTGATTTAGTAACCAGATGAGTTTCAAACTCAACAAATTGATTAAATTTTAAACCAAATTGCGTTCCTTGATTTACTGCATTTATTACTGAAGTTAAATCAGCATATGTTGATTTAAAATAAGGATTACTACTATCCTTCAATGCTGTGATGTTTAAATCCTGAAACTTATTAAAAGCTTCAGTTATGTTTTTTGGCATACCTTCTGGCATGCCTTCATCTACGATAGTTTGGTTAGTAACCACCTTTTCTTCGTTCTTCATAATATTCCTTTCCATGCTTGAACTTTATCTTTTACTTCGTTAATCATTTCTTCTGACCACTTCCAATCATCTGCATCAGGCAGAACCATGGAAGCTAATTCTTCTTTATCACTACTGATAGATAAGAATTTCATTATACTCATAGCAATGTATTTTACTTGCTTCTGGTAAATCTCTATATCTTGTTTGGTTATTTCAAATATTTTATGTTCTTTTGGACTAGCATAAAATACCTCTGACTTTTTATCTTTGTAATGCATTGCATAAATAGATAGTTGTCTTTTATTTGATGCTGAAGCTTTACTTGGCATTCGTGCTGTTGTTTTTAAATCTACAACTGTATCAGCAAAAACAAAGTCAATATAACCTATAATTGGTATTGGCAGGTCTTCTAATTGTATCTCAACCTTTTCCTGATAAGCTTCTAAATCTTCATATTTAAAGTTTCTATTTACAACTGAGCCATAGTTTTTCAATTCAATATTTTCTTTGTGTCTTTTTGCATCACCAAAATCAACACCACCAAAATTACAAAGTTCATTAAATTTACTCTCAGCTACGTCTTGGTCATAAACACCATCATAATATCTTTGAGCCAAAGCATGTTCTATAGAAGTACCTCTATGCATTGAGGCTGACGAATCGCCAGTTATCTTAAATAACTTTTCTGCAATGTATTTAGATGGGCTTTGTATCCATGTTGTCATAGAACTATGTGACAACCAAAAAATATCGTGATTAAAAAATGGATTGTTACTTTTCATTCTTCGTTCTTCTTTCTTCATTTATGTGGCAACCTAAGGAACAATTATTAAGGCGAAATTCTTTAAGTTGCCACGGACTTTATGTTATTATTATATTTATTAAATTAAATTAGTATGTCAACACAAAAAGTGTTTACAACTAAAAAAAATTATTTTATATGTTATTGCATGAGGCTAAAAGAATTTATAAAATCTAATGGTTATAATAATAAATCTTTTGCTAATGCTTTAGGTACAAAGCTTAGAACTTTAGAAGCTTGGAGCAGAGGTGAGAGATTGCCAAGATGGCAGGAAGCCAAAAGGATTTTTGCCTTTACTAACAACGAAGTTACAGGTCAAGATTTGTATGACGAACAAATACAGAAACAAGAAACAATTTTACAAAGGAATAAAATTCGATAGTAAAAAAGAATTACAAAGATATTTAATTTTAGAAGAGATGCAAATGAAAAAATTAATAAGTGACTTAGAGACACAACCTGTGTTTCCATTGTTAGTAAATGGGATTAAGATTGGCAGATATACTGCTGATTTTAAATACAAAAATCAAGATGGTGAAGTTGTGATTGAAGATGTAAAATCTAAAATTACAAAGACCAGAGACTATATGTTGAGGAAAAAAATCCTAGCGACTTATAATCCTCCTATTGTTATTCAGGAGATACTATGAGTTGGTCAGCATTAGATTGGGCAAGTAAACAAGTTACTGGAAATCCAAATAGAAAATCAGTTTTAATTACTTTGGCAAACTTTGCTGATGAAGAAAATAAATGTTTTCCAAGTATAAAAACTATAATGAAGATAACTGAGCTATCTGAATCCACAGTCAAAAGATGCCTTAAAGATTTGGAGCTTGCTAACTTTATAGCCAAAGAACAAAGATATGAAACTTTTTTAGGTAATTCAAAAAGACAAACAAGTAATATGTACTTTCTGCAGGGTGGGGTTCAGGGTGACACCCATGGGGTTCAGAAAGACATTGGGGGTGGTGTCAGAGTGAAACCCCATGTAACCAACAATAAGAACCATATATATTGCCAAGACTTTTTAAAAGTCTGGAATGCGTATCCAAGAAAGGATGGTTCAAAGAAAAAAGCCTATGAAATATGGACAAAAATTACTGAGAAAGATTGTATAATTATAAAAAAAGATTTGTTTAATCATGTTGAAAAATATAATAAACTTAATAAGAACAAAGACTTAAAGTTCATACCACATTTTACGACATGGCTTAATCAAAGAAGGTGGGAGACTGAGACAGAAGCTCCTGAAGTTAAACCAAACCTTAATCAATTAGTGGGGTAAAGATGCAAATTAGAGAGAAGTTATTACAAGAAGGTATCAGAGTTGATACTAATTATGGGCAACAAAAAGTGACTTGTCCAAAGTGTTCACACACTAGAAAAAACAACAGAGAACCATGCCTTTCTATAAACATAGAAGATGATTTAGCTGTATGGCATTGTCATCATTGTGAATGGAAGGGTTCTGTGCACGAAAATATAAGGGGCAATGATTATAAGCCAAAACCAATAGATAGAAAAAATGTCATACCTTTAATACCAAAAGAAAGAGAGTTATCTCAGGAGGCTCACAATTGGTTAAATGGCAGAAGGATTAGTCCAACAACTTATGCAAAGATGGGTATATATTCTGCAAATGGCACATTATGTTTTCCATATTATTTAGATGGTGACATTGTAAATGTGAAGCACAGAACAAAAGATAAAAGATTTTATCAAGAGAAAGATGCTAAAAAAACTTTGTATAACATAGATAGTCTTAAAGAAATATGGGATATGAAGAAGGTTATTTTTGTTGAGGGAGAAATGGATGTGTTATCACTTATGGAAATAGGTTTTCATAATGTGGTTTCATTGCCAGATGGTGCACCTAAAACAGCCAAGTTTGACATGCATGATAAAAGATTTTCTGCTTTTGAACAATCTCAATGGATATTTGAAGCTGAGGAAGTAATCATAGCCACAGATAATGATGAGGCAGGAAACTCCTTGAAACTTGAGTTGTTGCATAGATTTGGCAGGGATATATGTAAAGTTGTCCATTTTCCTAAACATGATGATAAACAATTGAAAGATGCAAATGAAGTGCTAATTGCTCTTGGCAATGATGCATTGAGAAGATGTATTCTAAATGCAAAGGATTTTCCAATACAAGATGTACATACAGCTAGAGAATATAAAGACCAGATACAAGATATGTATGATGGCAACGAACAAAAAGCTATCTCAACTGGATTTGAAAAGTTAGATGAAATTTATAAAGTTATGCCTAGTACATTCAATCTAGTTACTGGAATACCTAATCATGGTAAATCAAACTTTTTAGACCAGATACTTATGAATTTAGCAGAACAACAGCATTGGAAATTTTTTGTATTTTCACCAGAGCATTCAACTAAAAATCATCTAAGAAGACTGCTTGAGAAAAGATGCAGAAAGCCATTTGATATTGGTGCTTATGAAAGAATAAATCAACTGGAACTAAATGCAGGTATGGACTTTTTAGATTCTCATTTTAAGTTTCTGGAGACATCTGAGGATATACCAACCATAGATTATATTTTACAGAAAGCTAAATCAGCTAAACAAAGATATGGTGTCAAAGGAATAATCATTGACCCATTTAATCAGGTTTCAGCAACCAGAGATGTAGGCAAAAGAGAAGATGAACACATAAGAGATATCATTGCTAAGTGTCAAAAGTTTGCAAGAAATCATCAGGTAGTAGTCTGGATGGTAGCACATCCACATAAGCTACATAGAAATGATGCAGGTGTATTACCACCACCAGACCTTTATCAGGTTAGTGGTTCTGCACATTGGGCTAACATGTGTGATGTAGGATTAGTTATACATAGAGATTTTGAAAACAATAGTACAAAAATAATTACCAGAAAAATTAGAGAGCAAGGTATTTATGGTGAGATAGGTCAATGTGAGTTTACATTTAATTATAGGACCAGATGCTATGAGTAGAGTAATTAAATATACTGTAAATATTAAACCTCCATATAACAAATCACTTCAATGTAAAAAGTGTAATCATTATGTATGGTTTCCATTTTGGGGTTATGTATTTAAATCTAAATGTAATTGTAAAAGAGAATCAAAATATGAATAAGCTATATGACAATGGACTAACTGATGAACAGCAGAAGTTAGTAGATGCTAGATATGAAGAGTTGATGGCAAAGGTTAAGGAAGTAAATCCAAAAGCTTATGAACTATTGAGACAAACTAAACCATTAGATGAAAAGATATTTGGATTAGAAGAAGAAGAACAGTTAGATATGTTTGGAGGATGACATGTTGAAGAACCCAGAGAAAGAAGATTTACAAGATAAGTTATTTCCTATCCCTTATGACTGGGAGGAAGAGTGGAAGGATATGCCAGAATATTATAACTGGCAAGAAGCTGACCCAAAAATCACAGCTACATTTAAATTTAGGAATGAAGAAGACTTCCAAAGATTTAAAAAGATTATTAGTGAGCATGGATATGATGGAGCTAAAGTATTTGATGGAGAACAATCACTAACAAAAAAGCAGGCATGGTTTCCACATAATGAACAGCCAAGATTTTATAGATATAAAAGTAAAGAACAGATGAACCCAAAGTATCCTATCTACATAGTGAGTAAAGGTAGATACGATATTAACCCAACATCAAGAGCTTTAATTAAAATGGGTGTACCATTTAGAATGGTTGTAGAGGAGCAAGAGTACTGGCAGTATTGTAACCTTGTAGGCAAAGAAAATGTATTGGTATTACCTAAAAGATATCAAGACGAATATGATACCTTCTGGAAGGATGATGACCCAAGAGTAGGACCGGGTCCTGCTAGAAACTTTGCATGGGAGCATAGTATAGAAGAGGGCTTTGATTATCATTGGGTAATGGATGATAACATAGATGGCTTTAGAAGGTTCAATCAAAACATGCAGGTCTGGTGTGAGAATGGATTTGTCTTTTCACTAACAGAGAAGTTTGCTGAAAGATATGAGAACTTAGCTCAGGTAGGATTTCAGTATGATAAATTTATACCTACAAAAGATTTAAGACCACCTTACACATTAAACACAAGAATATATAGCTGTCTGCTTATAAAGAATGACATACCTTTTAGATGGAGAGGTAGATACAATGAGGATACAGATTTGTCATTAAGAATATTGAAGTCTGGATTATGTACTATGCAAATGAATGCATTTCTTCAGGATAAGAAAACTACTACGAAAATGAAAGGTGGTAATACAGAGGAGTTCTATGATGAAGAAGGAACTAAAAACAAATCACAAATGCTTAAAGACATGCATCCAGATTTAGTAGAGTTGTCTTATAGATTTAATAGACATCATCACTTTGTAGATTACTCACCATTTAAGAAAAACAAACTTATAAAAAAGAAAAATATACATATAAAAGATGGTGTTAATGACTATGGGATAGAGCTAGTAAAGATATAATTTTCGTGGTATATAAAAAAGATGGAGCAAATTTATTTAAAACTTTATGAAATGTTTAACAAAATAGGTAAATACTTTTACCAGAAATATATAAATGAGAAGATGAAAAAGAGATGAATTGTTGGCATTGTAAACATGAATTGATTTGGGGAGGAGACCATGACCTTGAGGATAATGAAGAATATCTGATTGTAACAAACTTATCTTGTCCTGAGTGTAATTCATATGTAGAAGTTTACCTGCCTAGAGAAAGTGTTGGAAAGTATGAAACAATCAACTAAAAAACGATTGAAAAAAGTAGGAAGACCAAAAATAGAGCTAGATTTAAATGAATTAGAAAAATTATCATCTTTAAATTGTACTATGCCAGAGATTGCACACTTCTTTGATATACCATTAAGAACATTAGAAGACAAATATACAAATGATGAAAAGGTAAGGGCAACCATAGATAGAGGTAGAGCAGATGGTAAGATATCTCTTAGAAGGCAACAAATACAGATAATGAATGATGGTAACCCTACAATGGCTATCTGGCTTGGTAAGCAGTTATTAGGGCAAACAGAGAGAACAGAGATATCTCAGGACATTAAAATTGAAGAAAGAAAGGTACTTGATTTAAGTAGACTTACAGATAATGAACTCAACACTATTGAAAGAGCACTTAAATATGCCGTCGTTGACGCAGATACAAGCAGAAAAGATGAGGAGGTCATTGAGCCTATTCATCAAAAAAGCTTGGTCAACGATAGAACCAAATAGATATTTCTACGATAACTGGCACATAGATGCAATATCAGACCATCTACAAGCAGTTGTTCAGGGAGATATAAAAAGATTAATTATAAATATTCCACCAAGACATATGAAGTCTATATCTGTATCTGTTGCATTACCTGCATGGACATGGACATTAGACCCAAGTAAAAAGTTTTTGTTTGCATCATATGCTCTATCATTATCAATCAGAGATAGTGTTAAATGCAGAAGGCTTATAGAAAGTCCATGGTATAAAAGTTACTTTGGAGAAATGTTTGAACTCACATCTGACCAGAACCAGAAACAAAGATTTGAAAATGATAAGACAGGTATAAGACTAGCTACATCAGTTGATGGAGCACTAACTGGTGAAGGTGGTGACATTATACTGGTTGATGACCCTCACAATGTTAGAGAAGCAGAATCAGGAACTGTTAGAGAAGGTGTGCTTGACTGGTGGAATCAAGCTATGCAAACAAGACTGAATGACCCTAAAAATGGTGCTTTTATAATTATAATGCAAAGAGTACACGAAAATGATTTAACTGGTCATATACTGGCTAATGAATATGATGACTGGGAACATTTGTGTTTGCCTGCAAGATATGAGACTAACCATCCTACTCCTGTAAAATCTAGCTTAGGGTTTGTCGACCCAAGAACAGAAGAGGGTGAACTCCTATGGAAAGATAGAATAGATGAAAAAACTTTATCTAATCTTGAGGTGTCACTTGGTTCATATGGTGCATCTGGTCAGTTGCAACAAAGACCTATGCCTAAAGGTGGTGGTATATTGAAAGCAGAATGGTGGCAACCATGGACAGATAGTAAATTGCCAAACATAGAATATTTGATACAATCATATGACACAGCCTATAGCACAAAGGATGCGTCAAGTTACTCTGCAAGAACAACATGGGGAGTGTTTAAACAAGATGGATATTATAATACAATCGTTATTGATATGTGGTTTGATAGGGTTTCATACCCTGACCTTAGACGAATAGCACAAGAAGCATATGAAGATTATGAGCCTGATGTTGTGTTGATAGAAAAGAAAGCTAGTGGTCAAAGTTTACTACAAGATTTACGAATGGCAGGAATACCAGTTTTAGAGTATATGCCAGATAGAGATAAACAAGCCAGAGCACATGCATGTTCTGCATTACTAGAGGATGGTCGTGTTTATTACCCTGAAGGCAAAAAGTGGGCTAAAAATCTAATAGATATATGTTCTGCCTTTCCAACTGGAGATAATGATGATATAGTTGACACATGTACTCAAGCTTGGCTAAGGTTGAGAAAAGGTTGGTTTATAACTCATTCCACAGATTATGATGAGGATGAGGTAACTGAAAGAAAGAGGCTAACACTTTATGGCTAAAGAACCTAATGTAATCCCATTTCAAGAGGGAGCACCTGCAGATAATCTTGAAGTAGAAGAGATTGAAAATGATGATGTTCTCATAGGAGATAAATCACTAGATGATGTTGTTGAGGTTGTATCAGAACATGACAGCAATATTGCTGAACAATTAGATGAGCTTGAATCAGCTAGAAAAGCACAGATGCTTATCGAAGCATTTGATAGTGATAAGGAAGCTAGAAGCGAATGGGAAGAAAGATATAAGCAAGGATTAGAAACACTAGAGCCTGATGGTGGCTTAACAGAAGAAGAAGAGCAAAGAGCAACTAGAGGATTATCTACTGTGGTTCATCCTATGATTGCTGAAGCGGCTACCCAGTTCAATGCAAAAGCTATAGCAGAACTTTATCCATCAGGAGGTCCTGTAAAAACTACAATAGTTGGAGAACCAACAGAAGAGCTAGAAGACCAAGCAAGAAGAGTTCGTGATTACATGAACTACCAAATCACACAAGAGATGCCAGAGTATTTTCCAGATTTAGATACAATGCTGTTTCAGTTACCATTGATAGGACACGCATTTAAGAAAGTTTACTTTGATAGTAATTTGGAAAGACAATGCTCACAGTTTGTTAAGGCAGAAGATTTTGTTGTGTCACCAGACAGTAAAGACTTACAAACTTCAGCAAGATATTCTCATATCATTAGAATGCCTAGAAATGATTATAATAGATATGTAGAAAGTGGATTTTATCTACCTATAAAATATATAGGTAGTGAGGAAGACCCTGCAGGAGATATTGGCTCAGATATTGAGGGTGTTAGTACATATGAAGATACTGAGTACAACGAAACAGTAACTCTGATTGAAATGCATGTTTATGAAAATTTTGATGGCATAGATGGGTACACAGATAACGAAGACAATGAAGATATTGTGGCATTCCCATATGTTGTAACAATAGACTACGATAGTCAGAAGATTGTTGCAGTTAGAAGAAACTGGGAAGAAGATGATGAAAAGAAACTAAGACAGGATTATTTTGTATCCTACAGGTTTTTGCCCGGTACAGGATTTTATGGTTTTGGCTTGTATCACATGATAGGTGGGCTAGGTAAAGCGGCTACTGGGTCATTAAGAGCATTACTTGATAGTGCGGCTTTTGCAAATATGCAGGGTGGTTTTAAATTAAAAGGTAGGGTTACAGGTGGTGAGCTACAGGTCAATCCCGGTGAGTTTGCAGATTTAGATGCTACTGTAGATGATGTAAACAAAGCTATTATGCCATTACCATTTAAAGAACCATCAGGTACTTTGTTTCAGTTAATGAATGCAATCGTGCAAGCAGGTCAAAGATTTGCAAGTACTGCAGATTTAAATGTAGGAGATGTAAATCCAAATGCACCAGTTGGCTCAACAGTTGCACTTATCGAGCAAGGTAGTAAAGCATTTAGTGCTATTCACAAAAGATTACATTATTCACAAGGACAAGAATTTAAATTAATAGCAAAAAACAATGCAAAGTTTTTACCTGAGCAGTTTGAGTTTTCATTGTCAGGTGTTACTGCATTTATTAATTCAACAGACTTTGACGCTAAGATAGACATAATACCAGTATCAGACCCAAATGTATTCTCTACAGCACAAAGGATTGCACAAGCTCAATCTGTTTTACAACTATCACAAGCACAGCCAAATCTTTATGACCAGTATGAGGCACATAAAAGAATGCTTGAGGCAATCAGAATACCAAACATTGATGAGGTATTAGAGAAGCCACAGGAAGCCTCAAGGATAGACCCAGTTGATGAAAACATGACAGTTATGTATGGCAAGCCAATCAGGGCATTTCCTGAGCAGGACCACGATTCGCATATCGCTGTGCACATGCAATTTTTACAAGACCCATCACTAGGAGGTAATCCCGGTGCTAGGAACTTGCAACCAATATTGATAGCACATATAGCAGAGCACATAGCGTTATTGTACAGACAAAGAATGCAATCTGCTATTGGTATGGACTTAGCACCATTACCAGATATAAGAGACCCTAAGTTTCAGTTTAAGGATATATCACCAGAGCTTGATATGCAGATATCACAAAGAGCATCTGAAATTGTTAAACAATCACCACAGATGGAGCAGATACAAGCTATCATGCCTAATCAGCAACAGCAGGGTGGTAATCCATTAGACTTAGCAAGACAACTTGCACAGTTAGAAGCACAAATGCTACAAATGAAAACACAACAAGAGTTAGCTATAGAAGGTGCTAAAGCTAAGCAGGACATGGCTATAAAAGACGCTGAAGCCAAGCAGAAGATTGCAATAGATAATGCAAAAGCACAACAAGAATTGATTGCTAAAGTGAAAAAATTAGAGACAGAATTACTAATAATCCAACAAAAAAACCAAGCTAAACAAGGAGTATAATATGCCGGGACATTCAGACAAAAAAGCAGGACCTGTTATGGGAGCAGGAGGTATGGACATACCTGATATTTCCAGAGAAGAACAAGTAATGAGAGACTTGCCAAAAGGCAATGTACCAACTGATATGGAGGAGTTAAAAAGGTTAAATCCAACTATGGATTTTAGAACTGCTGATGAAGTGCAAGCTCAGAAAACAAAAACACTACAATCAGACATGATGATGTTGCAAAATCTTTTTCAAAATGGTGACCCAATGATGGGGGAGCAAATAAAGAAACTCATGGATATGGTAGGTGCAGGATTTACTTTAGAAGAGGTATTAGGTTTAATAAATAGCATAGACCCTAGAAGTGTTGTAAGACAGGATGAAATGCCTATGGGAGTTGACAATCAAGCAGATGCAATGAGAAATATGCAACAAGGTATGATGGGTGCTCTGCAGGGCATTGGTGCTGTGCCAACGACTAGAAAAATGGGTGATGGAACATAATGGCAGAGCCAGAAGATAATAATTTAAAGCCACCTAATCCCCTTACCCTTGGTGAGTTTGGAACACTTAGAGAAGGTCTTTTAGCAAGTGCTAATAAATCAGCAAGACCTCTTTCTGGGGTAGGTCTTGATTTTGCAATAACACCACAAGACGTTGTTTTTGGTAGCTTGCCATATATGGGTTCAGTTTTTAACATTGCTAATTTAGTAAATCAGGCAAGAGTAAATCAACTAGCTAGGGGGCAAGTAGGGCAAGAACCAATAAGCACTTTACAAGCTTTGACAAGTGGTGACTTATCAGCAACACAAGACTTGCAGAAAAGAATAACTGATGAGTATGGTGTTGTTAATAGAGATACAGTTCAAAAGTATTTTATTAAGAACAACCCTGAATTAGATTTAGCACCACTACAAACTTTTCAACAAAGTTTATATGTACCAGATGATACAGCATATACAATTGACAAAAGCAGACCTAAAGGGGAACAGGTTGCAGTTACACAGCCATTTAAAAGTGGCAGTTTTGCACAAAAATATCAGGAATATAAAGATGCAGGCAGACTTGATGAGATACCACAATCAGAGATTGATGCTAACTTGAAATCACCAGACCAGTTTGCAGAAGATAAAGTATATCAATCTAACATCAAAGGTGGTGTAAATCCCAGAACAGGAGACCCTGCATTTGACAAAAATTATGCAAGGTCAGTAACATTACAGTCACAAAGGGTTACACCCGGTCAAGATGACCAACCTCCTAGTGGAGAAACGTATATTTGTACCACAATGTACAATGCAGGATTATTACCTAGAAAAATATACATATGTGATGTAAGGTATGGGAAGAGCTTAAATTTTTATACATATAAAGGTTACAAGTTGTGGGGTAAGTGGCTTGCCAAAAAAATGCAGAAACATAAAATTATATTTAAAATCTTTTATCCACTCTTCAGTCGTTGGGCTAAGCAAATGGCATTTGAAGTTTCTGGAGGAAAACTGGGGAAAAGTAATTTTATTATTAAAGTTATCAAAAGAGTTGGTGAAGCAATTAGTTACGCAATTGGTTGGATTAGTGAAAGGAGACCAAAATGGAACACGCAATCGAAATAAGTAATATGGAAAGAAACGAAGAATTGTTCATGGAAAAGATGGGCTTTCCAAGAGATTCAGAGGGATTAGAGCTAACAGATGAGCAGTTAGTAAATTTTCTGTTACTTTGCTACCAAGGTAAAATGTTAGGACCAGAAGACATGGAAGAAACTGAAATGCAAGAAGGCATGGAAGAAATGGATGATGGTAACGTCAAAGTAAAGATTATCAAGATGGACAGTTCTAACGCACATGACATGATGAACGATATTTTAGGTTCATCCAAGCCAGAGATAATGTAATGCCATTTAGTAAGTATTCAGGCAAACAAAAAGCACTAGCAAGAGTTGCAAAACCTAGAAATAAAATTACAGGTGCAGACTTTGCTAAATTGAGAAAGAAGAAAAAAAATGGCAAGAAAAAAAGCAAAAAAGTCTAGTAAAAGCAAATCAATACCCACTAATAAAGCTTTGTATGCAAAGGTAAAGGCAGAAGCAAAGAGAAAATTTGATGTCTACCCATCCGCTTATGCAAATGCATGGTTAGTGAGAACCTACAAAAAAAGAGGTGGTGGGTACAGAACAGGTAAGGCTTAGTCATGGCTAAGGCTAGAGGAGGTCTTACTAAGTGGTTCAAAGAAGATTGGGTTGATATATCAGCACCTAAAAAAGGTGGTGGGTTCAAGAAATGTGGCAGGAGTAAGGCAAAGGGTAGCAAAAGAGGCTATCCTAAATGTGTTCCT